TACCAAGATTTATGATGCTTGCTAGTACAATAATGTCCTGGAGATGTGCCGAATGGTTTATGGATTTAGATGCACCAACTGCTAGTCAGTCTGCATTTGTATCTGTGGTTATGGGTGTAATGACTGGTGTATTCGGTATATGGATGGGTCACGAACATAAGGGAGACAACAATGTTAACAGCGTTAATAGGTCCAGTAAGTAACTTACTCGGTAAGTTTATAGAGGACAAAGACATGAAGAACAAGTTGGCACATGAGGTGGCAACTATGGCAGAGAATCATGCACAAGAGTTAGCTAAAGGTCAGCTAGAAATAAACAAGGCAGAAGCTACACATAAATCTATATTTGTTGCTGGTTGGAGACCTTTTATTGGCTGGACATGTGGTATTGCATTGTGTTGGCACTTTGTATTAGCACCTGTTACTATGTTTGTGTGTGCCTATTTAGATGTTATTATACCTGATTTACCTACCTTTGATATGGGTTCTTTGATGACTGTATTAATGGGTATGCTCGGATTGGGCGGACTTAGAACATATGAAAAACAAAAAGGATTAACAAAATGAGTAAGTTTTACATGCACTTATACGAATTCTTTAAAGCTATATCTGATTATTTTTGGTTTAAATCTGTCAAGCACAATAAAAGGATAAGAAAATGATGTGGTTTTGGTTGAGTTTAGCTAAATTTTTTAATAAGATTGGTAATTATTTCTACCATCTTCATGTGAAGACACTTAGAAAGAAACAGGAGAAAGATATGAAAAAAGGTTTATACGCTAACATTCACGCTAAAAGAAAAAGAATCAAAGCTGGAAGCAATGAGAAAATGAGAAAGCCTGGAAGTAAAGGTGCACCTACAGCTAAGAACTTTAAGCGTGCAGCAAAGACAGCAAAGAAAAAGTAATGGAACTATCTAAAAACTTTACAATATCTGAGTTAACAAAGAGTCAGACAGCAGAACGTAGAGGTATAACAAACATACCTGATGCAACTGCTGTGTATAATCTAAAGCTATTAGCTGAAAATATATTACAACCAATCCGTAATGAGTATGGCTCCTTTATGGTTTCGTCAGGTTACAGATGTCCTGAGTTGTCAATATCTATCGGAAGTTCTAAAGATAGTCAGCATTGTAAAGGGCAAGCCGCAGACTTTGAGGTAGCTAATGTGGATAACTATGATCTTGCTGTGTGGATAAGAGAAAACTTAGAGTTCGATCAGCTTATATTAGAGTGTTACACAGGTGGAAACAGTGGCTGGGTACATTGTAGTTATGCAGAGAATGGTAGAAAAGAAGTGCTTACATACGACAGACTTAACGGCTATAGACATGGGTTAATAAATGGCTAGGAAGAAAAATGTAAATCTCTCTGTTGGTCGTGGAGAAAAGCGATCAGTCAAACAGGGTGGTGGACTAACTGCAAAAGGCAGAGCTAAGTATAATCGTGCGACAGGCAGTAAGTTAAAAGCACCTGTAACAGGTAAGGTTAAGGCTGGAAGTAAAGCAGCAAAAAGAAGAAAGAGTTTTTGTGCAAGGTCTAAGAGTTGGACAGGTCCTAGAGGTAAAGCTGCTAGGCGTAGGTGGAAGTGTTAACTAACAAAGGAGAAAGCTAATGCCAATGGGTAAAGGAACTTATGGTAGTAAAAAGGGTAGACCAGCTAAGAAGAAAGGTCTAACTGCAAAGCAAAAGACATTGCCTAGTGCTTTGCAAAAAAAGATTATGAAGAAAAAGAAATAATTATTTTTTCTTCTTGAAAGTAAATCTAGTGCCATCTCTAGCAGAACCATACTTGTGTCTGTATGGACCTGAGTCAAGCATGATAGATGATAAGTCTGATACTCCGTAATTCATAACTGTTGGTTGCCTAGAAACTCTGCCGTATTGTGTTTCATTTATGGCTCTTGGATCGTCTTGGGTACTCCAATCTTCATCATCTGTATCTTTTGTGTTTTTGCTAGTGTTCAATCCTAAACCTAGAAAGACACATTCACGACAACGTATAACTTTGTTTCTTGGGTGCCCTACCTCCTTTAGCTTGACACCACAGTAACCACAACAATCAAAACTTTTACCAGCCTTATCGTAATTCATTATCCTCTCCCTTTATTTCGCTAGAATATACAAACCATCTCTTACCAAACTTTTTACCTTTGACCTCTCCGTTCTGTAACAAACGGAGAAGTCTTTTTCTATTACTTGGAGTATCTCCAAACATCAGTTCGGTAGCTTCCTGTGTGGAATAGTATGATTTAGAATGGTATTTCATCATCAAGCTCATCTTTTAAAGCAGAAATAGGACTAGGTTTTGGTGGGTCTATTGTCTGTGCAAGTGATCTCATTCCAGGTTGTGATACTCCGTCTGATATACTGTCTGTGTAGTTACCTACAACAACCTCTGATATTGACAGACCAAATGTACCATCATCATTACCAAATAGTTTTACAGAATACTTAGCATCTTTTCTAAGATGTATATCTGCTGGTGATCCATCTTTAAATGGTTTCCAATTAGAGTTACCATGTGTAGCCTTGCCCTCTGAATTAGGATACAAGGTTATGTTTGCAGTTTTAATATATTTATTAGCCATTTTCTTTCCTTTCAAATTTATCTAAATATTTAACAAAAACCTGTATTGCTTTCTTGTACAAGTCAGGATTATGTTCTTTGATTTCGTTTAACGTAGACTGTGAGTCATTGTAATAAGCATCTAATTGATCCTTAGTTCTTTTCTGCTGACACCAATGCTCAAAGTCAGGTATCTTTTCTTCGTGTCTTTCTCTCCTTTCTTCAGGTGTTATTTGTTTTTGTGGTATATTTTTAAACTGAATCTTAGGTTTTTCTACAGATTTAGTCTCCTCTTTTACATCAGATCCGTTGTCAATAGTCCCACCTTTTATTTCTACAGGTCTTTCTTCTTTAAAAGCATCTGCTTCATCTTCTGCATAAACATCTCCATGCAATCCAACTAACTTAAGTATAACACGATCCTTTGCTCTTTTCTCAGCCATAGCATAAGGATAACTATTCTTGTTGTTAGATGGTGAGGCTTCTCCTATTGACCATTCTGATTTATCTCCCATAGTTCCTGTAACAAGCAAGCTAACTATCTTCTTTTCAGAATTTGTTTCTAATATTGTTGGCTCGTTAAAGACAATTCTTTTATGTACTGCAACTTTCTCTAGTGCTTTGTGCAACAGTACATATGTGCCATGACAATTCCACCCAGCTTGCTGATGTGTCATGCCTATTTCTTTTAAGGTTTCTATAACCTTATCAGGTATATCACTTTTCATTTTCACCTCTCATTGTTTTACTTAGTAAATTCATAAGCACCTCGTTCTGTTGTGTAACAACTTTGTGCTTATCCTCTAGTTTTGCTATACGTTTCTCTAATAGATCTATAGCTTGTGCATGATACTGCTCAGTATCAGTCATTTCTTTTGTCCATTTATTGACTAATTCGTTAATCATATCCCAGTTCTTTCTTCTGCCATGTGTTGAATTATATCCTCGTCAGTTACAGGCTGATGGAAGTAATGTCTTGCACTCCACATTATCATCTGTTTTCTGCCGCTCTCGCCTTTAATTGCTCTGTCATCTACAATCACTAGTCCTTTTTCTTTTAGTGCCTTGTAGCGTGCTGTAATCGTGCTGTATCGGTATTGTGGTAGGGCATACTGCACCTGATCTGATATACAACCTGTTTCGCCAAAAGAATCTATAACTCCAAGGACTATTTTCTCCATCTGTGATGCTTGTATTTTGTAAGCACTATCATGGCTAGTTCTAGGATCTAGATTACGTCTTAATGTTTTTGGATCTGTCATTATAAATTCTCCAATTCTTGTTTCATTTCTTCTTCTGTCATTTTAGACATACGCTCTTCTAACTCTGCATTAGTTTCTATGCCATAAAGTTTAGCTAGTTTGTCTAATGTAAACTGTCCACTACTAGACATTCTATCAAATTCCCAATAAAGATCAGATATTAAACTCAATGTTATGTTTAGTTTTTCATTAATTAATTTAGTCATGTTAAATCTCCCAAAGTTGTTTTGCTAGTTGTGTTATTTTAGGTCCATGTCTTGCTGATAGTTGCACCATGTCAGGTTGCACTAACCCAGCTAATGTTTTCCATGAACCTCGACTTGCTTTGAGTAAGTTCTGTGTAACTAACCAAGAACGTACTACATCATCATAAGCTTTTTGCAGATTATCTTCTGTCATAAGCTCACAATTCGTTTCGTCTACTATGTTATAGCCTGATGCCGTAACAAATAACAAAGCTGGTTTCTCTCCTGTAGCTTTCCAATAGACTGCTTGTTGCATAACTTGTTGCACAGATGGTTCTGTCTTAGGTTTAGGTATACGCCAAGACCTAGTACCATCTTTCTTTGGTGGGTTCCTCATAGGTAGAGAGCATTTTAAATCTATCTGTCTGCCGCCACCTGAGTAATCCTGATATAAAACTATTGGTACATCTATCTTAGGTTCAATGAATTGTTTCATTGATTCTCCCTCGATACGATTGACACCCTCGAAATACTTATGCAATCCATCAACTGCATGTTTAATCATCTCAGGTAGATGCTCACGAAACTCCTCGTATTCTTCTGCATCTTTACCATTATCCCATGTTCTAGGTGTGTAACCCTGGTATTCTGTAAGTGCATATCTTACAGACTCATTGATTTCCATAGGGTCTTGTTGTCCTCTGATTGGACTAAAGTTATGTAATCCCATAGCACAGTCTGTGCCTGTCTGTACTTTGATGCCTGATATTGGTCGTGATGCCATAGGAAAAGACATCTTATGTTCTTTTCTCAGGTAATGTTTCAGCACCATTTCATCTTTAGGTATGGTTGCATTACTAGAACTCTCGTGCTTCATGCCAAAGTTAATTCTGTAATCAGGTATCTCAGCCATTATTCATGCTCCCCATCATTATCATAATCCTCAGGAAATAATTTATCCATACGTTCTGTGTAGTCAGGGTGTATGTATGTTTCTTCCTCTACTTCACTCCAATGTTCTTCCTTAATAACTTCTGTGTCAGGGTTTATTATTGATTCAGCTTCTTCTTTACTGCTTGCCTCAACTATAAACTCTGCATATTTATAAGTTGTTTTAACAACTCTTACGTTCCATTCTGCCATGTCTATTCTCCATATCCGTCAGGACAACAGTCCTCACAAAAAGTTTTATCTTTATAAAAGTATGCAACCTCTGCACAAGTCTGTTGTCCACAGTCATTACATTCTCTGTCGTAAACATATTCTTGATCCATAATAAACCTCCGTTCCTTTGCTATTGATTACTAGGTTATGCTTTATAATCTTTACTGTCAACATATTATTTAATTATAATTGACAGATTGTCAACATATAAATATTATAGCAGTATGAAATTAATTGATTACATAAAGCAGAATAGACTTACACAAAATAAGTTTGCCATCAAATCAGGTTTAACTCGTTCAGCTATTTGTAGGATATTAAAGTCTGAAAGATTTCCTACGCCTGATACAATGAACAAGATCGAGCTTGCAACAACAGGTCAAGTAAAAGCAAATGACTTTCTCAAACAAATGCAAGAGAGAATGATTGATGGCAGATAGTCGTAACAAGGGTGCATCTTTTGAAAGAAAGATATGCTCTATGATAAAAGATAATCTAAATATAGATGCCAAGAGAAACCTTGATCAGTATCAAGCTAAAGGACAAGCTGATATAATTATTCCTGGGTGGTCTATTGAGTGTAAAGCTTACCAAAAAGGAACAACTTATAAGAAAGCGTGGTTAGAGCAGACAAGAGAAGCTGCAAAGCGTTTGAACTTAACACCTGTGTTGATATACAAGTTTAACAACTGTCCAATAAAGTGTGTTATTCCTATTGATGTATTGTCTAGGAACTTTAGTGCTGGACATGATTTAGTTTGTGAGGTTGATATAGAAACATGGTTTTACATAGTGAGGGAGAGAGATGTTATTAGCTGATGGGTTTGAAAAAGCATTTATAGGTATAACAATACCTTGTCCAAATGCAGATGAAGTTGCGGTCTATGATAGTACAATATGTTTAGATGTGCTTATGAAAAGAGATGGCATGACTGAAGAAGAAGCGTTAGAGTATTTTCATTTCAATGTAGTTGGTGCTTATGTTGGTAAATTTACACCTGTCTTTATTACTAGAGCTACGATAGAAGAAGCTAAGGAAAGTTGTGATTACTATGGATAAGTTTGAATTGTTACAAAAGACGGCTGATGTTGTGAAAGATAGAGGAGATAGTTACGGCTCCATCTTAGATAATCATACTCGCATTGCTCGTTTATGGTCTGTCCTGTTAAAGATCGAGGTTACACCTGAGCAAGTAGCTCTTTGTATGATAGCAGTCAAGCAAGCTAGGTTAATGGAAACACCTGACCATGAAGATTCCATACAAGATATTTTAGGCTATGCCCTTACCTACCATGAGTGTATCAATGCCAAAAAATGATTTCCAAGTATTTAAAAAGCAAGCTCGTCTTTGCAAAACAAAAGAAAGATATATAGAAGTTCTTCTTTCTTTTAAAGTGTTGCCCAATGTGAATGAACCTATGGCAAGAATGACGTTAGAGGCTTATTGGGTGTACTATACAGAGCTATCTGATAGTGAAAGAAGAATGAGAGATGTTACTCGTTTTGTGCATGGCTATGTCAGTAAAAATATCCAAGATAAATTATTTTCTTGACAAGATTTTTCTCTTTTGTAAAATCAGCTTTGCTGTCCTAAGCAAATCCGTATGGCAATAAGCAAAACATAGTTTATGTATCTAAGCTTTGATTAATGTAAACTATAAAATTAAATAAAAATATTAGAGTTTGTAATATATCAATGCACTGATATAGCAGTGCATTGATATATCAGTGCATATAATAGAGAGAGGCTCTCTTTTTTTTAATTTAATTATTCATATACTTTTTCTATGCTTACGATAACTCCATCAATCATATCTATGATTTGTTGAGTATCATAAGCAAACATATAAATATAAAAAGTTCCAAAATCTTCTTTACCTCTTGGGTGTTCCATTTCTATGTAATATCTATTCATTGTCTCTCTCCTATTTCTCATCTTGATAAATTCTATGCAGTAAAATAGAAACTGTTTTACTAATTGGTCTCTGTCCAGACTCATAATAGTTTATAGCTCTTATTGTTACTCCAAGTAATTTTGCTAACTCGTTTTGAGTATATTGTAGTTCTGTTCTGACTTTTTTAAATTGCTCTTTTGTTAGTTGCATGGTAATTTCTCCTTTACCTTTGCTAGGTTAGGGCGTTGCATTGTCATGTATGCAACGCCTTTTTATTTTAGTTAAATATTTTTTTCCAAGTTTCTTCAATGTCATCATCAATGTTGCCATCTTCAATAAACTCTAATTGATCTTTGACGTACTGAATACGGCATTGTTGAACTGTCCAAAAGTCTGTTGTTAATTCTTCAAAGAATAAAACAGGTTTAAGCTCCTCTTTACTCATAGATAATGCTTGATAGTACAAAACATTGGCTAACGCTTTTTTATATTGTGTTTCTTTTGTCATGTTACTTAACCTCCCATTTCTCTATTTGTTCTAGTAAACTTTGTGAGCATTCAAGCCAACCTTTATCTATATCGTCTAACTCGTATTCGTCAGGCTCTTTTACATCTTCAAGCCAATCTTTTATTTTCTTTATTGTTTGTTGTTCTTTTGTCATGTCTTACTCTTTCTCTTTTGCTAGTTATGCCATTAGTGGCGTTTTAAGCCTGTTACAGGCTTGTTAATGTAAAGACTAGTAATAAACTAGCCTTTACAATTCTTTTGTTAGCTAAATACTATTAATAAAAATATTGCGAAGCCAAACAACATAACTAAAAAAGACATTTCTATTATGCTAGTGGCTATTAGTTTAAATATGTTTTTCATTTTTAAGAACCTCTAATATTTCTTTTGCTCTGTTTGGTGTTAGCTCCATTTGATTTGTTGCATTGCCGTTGCCGTCAAATATCTTAATGCTAAAACCATATTTAGTTTTTTGTAGTTTCTTAAATTGACTTATTAAATACTCTTTACTTGTCATGTTTAATTATCCTTGTATAAATATAATCTTTTCATCTAAAAACTTTTTACTTGCTCCAAGTTCTTTTGATGCTTTTGTTGTAATGATTTCTTTAACTAGTCTTTCATGTATGGTTCTACATTCTTCAATTAGCTTTTCAGCTTGCTCAATGCTAATACCATAATCAGAAGAAAACCTTTCATATGTAAGATAGTTATTAAACCAATCTAAAAAGATTGATTGCTTTTCTTTGTCTGTTTTATCGTTGTAGTTCATGTTATAGCCTTTCTTTGTTGCTAGGTTGTGAGCTTGTAGCTCTTGAAAGACTGGAACAAATCCAGTCTAACAAGAGTAACAAGGCTTATATATTATTTGCAGTGTTGTAACCTATTACAAAGCCAAACATCTCTTGGCTAGAGTTAAAGCGTTTTAAGTCTGTGCCATATTGACAGTATCCAACATTTATTGAATACTTGTTAAAACAAATACTTTCTTTTTGTATGCTTTTAATATCAATATGACCAAAGCCATGTTTCATAACGTACTTAGTAAATTTATGACATTGATTGGCGTAATAATATTTATTAGCACATGATAACCTTATATTTATATTTTGTTTGTTTAGTTTAAAGTTTAAGTCATTTCTTTCTTGTATCATTTTGGAACTATCAAATTTGCTCCAATCTCTGTTGTTGTCTAAATAATTATCAATATAGTTTATTCTTTCTTTTATTTTTGTCATGTTGTTCATAGCTTTACCTTTCTTGCTAAGTTAAAATATAATACTAAGTTAATGAACTGTGTTCTATATGTCAATACCTACAAGCAAATATTTTTTATAAGCGTATAACTCAAGGCATGGCAAGCGTTACAAGGTATGATAAGAACGGCAATATTATTGTAGTGTAAAAAATATTATTGATGCGATGAAAGAAATAGTTTATTTGATAGCATATAAAGGGGAACAGATTTACATTTGGATATACACTCAGCTGAGACAATCTTATACGGCAAATAAATAAACCATAAAACAAATAGTAATAAAAAGAATAACAAGAAAAGATAAAGCAATAATAAAAAGGAATAACACACACACGCACACACGCAATAATTAAGGAATGCAGGGGGGGCGTTTTCGCAGGCAATGCACCCCACACGCACGTGCACCCATTTATATATGTTAATAGGTAGTTCTACACACACATGATAAGCAAAGCAAAACAAGACCACATCATATCATCCATAACAGACGGACACAGCCTTGTAAAAGCATGTGCAGATGCAAAGGTTAGTCGTGCTACGTTATATCGCCATATGAGCAAGAATACAGAGTTAGATAGCAATGTTAAGACTGCACAGAGACAGGCTGCTGAGAAAGCACTTGAGGAGCTAGAGGATATGTATGGTGATGCGTTGCATGGTCGAAAGAACTATGACCCTAATTTATTAAGAGACTATGGGCATCATGTAAGATGGAAGGTGCAGAAAGTATTACCAGACAGGTTTGGAGAGCCTAAGAACAGAACAGGCGTTGAGATCAGTGATGGTTCATTGAAGATAGTTTGGGAGACTGGTTCAGAGGATGCAAGTTAAGATACCCTATAAGCCTAGAGACTTACAGGCTGAAATGCATAAGAACTTGAAAAGATGGAATGTGCTTGTGATGCACAGACGATTTGGTAAGACTGTATTTGCTGTCAATCATATGATTAAACATGTGTTAACTTGTCCTCTGCCAAGACCAAGAGTTGCGTTAGTGGCTCCTACGTTTACGCAAGCTAAGAGGATTAGTTGGGATTATGTTAAGTATTATGCTGGGGTTATACCAGGTGTTACGTTTAACGAGACTGAGCTAAGGGCAGACTTTCCTAATAATGGTAGGATAATGTTATTGTCAGGTGAGAACCCTGATGCGTTAAGAGGTATATACTTGGATTTGTGTGTATTTGATGAATATGGAATGCAGAATCCTAGGGTATGGGGGGAGGTTGTAAGACCAGCACTATCTGACAGAGAGGGTAGTGCCATCTTTTTAGGTACACCAGCAGGTCATAATCATTTTTTTGATATACTACAACAGGCTAAAGAGCAGGATGAAGAAGGTTCTGACCAATGGTACTGGAAGATTGCTAAGGCTAGTGAGACTAAGCTAGTGAAAGATGCAGAGTTAGAAGCTGCACAGGTGCAGATGACACCAGAGCAATATGAGCAGGAGTATGAGTGTTCATTTACGGCTGCTATTATCGGTGCGTACTATGGTAAGTTACTGGCGGCTTTAGATGATGAGGGTAAGATTACCAGGGTTCCTTACGATCCTGCATTGCCAGTACATACGGCTTGGGATTTAGGTATTAATGATAGTACGGCTATTTGGTTTGCACAGGTTTATAGAGGGGGAGCTGTTAATGTTATTGACTATTATGAGAATAGTGGCGTTGGCTTGGACCATTATGCTGAAGTCCTTAGACAAAAAGATTATCACTGGGGAGATCATCTTGCTCCACATGATATTGAAGTTCGAGAACTGGGTAGTGGGAAATCGAGATTAGAGACTGCGTTTAGTTTAGGTATACGTTTTAAGGTAATACCTAAGATGAAGATTGCTGATGGTATTAATGCTGCTAGGATGCTTATACCTAAATGTTACTTTGATAGAGATAAATGTGCAGAAGGTCTTGAGATGTTAAGACAATACAGACAGGAATGGGATGACCGAAAGAGGATGTTTAGGGATCAGCCAAGACATGACTTTACAAGTCACAGTGCAGATGCGTTTAGATATTTAGCTATTGGGTTGGAGAATCGTACTAAGATGACAAAAGCACCACAGACTGTGGCAGTCAATGAGTACAATCCCTTTTCAATGTGAGGTATTCGCAGGACTATCGTGATGCTATAGATATGGTGCAGTATAGTGAGCACCATAGAGATTGGGATGACAAGATGCTGCAGAAATATATTGAAAGACCTTTAGGAATTATGCAGTATAAAATTATTAGGAATGACATACATGAGCCATTAGTGTTTGCTACATGGGGATTTCCTACAGATAAGCAGGTAGATAGTTACTTTGGTAGTAAGTATTTTCCTGTTGATGGGTATAAGGCAGGTGGTAAGGATTTATGGTTGGTAGACTTTATTGCAAAAAAGGGTTATACAAGAATTGGTTTTCTTGTTTTGAAGAAAATGTTTATGCGTAGTGGGCATAGGCGAGCGTTTTGGTTTAGACCTGAGACTGAAAAGTTAGGGTGGCATATTGTGAAAGGAAAGTAATATGGGTGGTGGTCCTAGTGGTGGTGGTGACGATACCAATGTAAGTAATAAAAGTTTATCAAAAGCCAAAGCTGCAACAAAAGCAAGAGATCAAAGACAAGCTATGGCACAGACAGGTGTGCAAGATCCACTTGAGTTTACAAGACTGGCAGAAAACTTACAGGCACAAAAGTTAGAAAGATCAGCAGCAGGTGCATCCTTAACTGGTAGTAGGTTAGGCGATTTAGCTATACCAGGTGCAGGTACTTTATCATTAGTGCAACAAATTGCACAAACACAACAGGCTAGAGAGTTAAGGCGTGGTGGCGAAATGATTACTGATGAATCAGGTGAATACAAAGGTGTATTCAGAGATGGCGTATATTCAGGTGATCCTGCATTTAGTCCTATAGGTGGTGGTCCAAATAATGATGACAATAATTCCATGGATACACAAAGACCTGACATAACACCTGAAAGAACTGCTGAAGTTACACCTGAAGTCATACCTAATGATGAACCTATTACAACAAGATACGCTAGAAAAAGAACAAGACGAGCAGGACAAGGTGGCACAATCCTAGAAGGATATGGTGTATTAACAAGACCTGCTTCTAAAAGATCAGTAACGTAGGAGATTGAAATGTCATTCTTAAAACCTAAAGTATATGTTCCACCACCACCACCAGTGCCAGAAGAACCTGCAAAAGCTGATTATGAAAAAGCTGCTGCTATGGCTGGTGAAGCTGAATCACAAGAAAGAAAAAAGCGTAGAGGTCGTGGTAGCACTATAGTTGCTGGTGCTCTAGGTGATTCGACAGATACAACAGGTGGCACACCAACTTTGTTAGGATAGGCTTATGATGAATGTAAAAGATATAGTTGCAAGATTTGAACATGTAGAAGCTCAAAGAGACAACTGGAATAATCATTACCAGGAGTTAGCTGACTATATGCTGCCAAGAAAAGCAGACATAGTTAAAAAAAGAAGTCGTGGTGAAAAGAGAATGGAGCTTATCTTTGATGGTACAGCTCTGCAATCTGTAGATTTATTATCATCTAGTCTTCATGGTATGCTTACATCAGGTGCTACACCTTGGTTTCATTTGACTATGAAAAACGAAGAACTAGGCAGAGATGAAGAAGTACAGAGGTGGTTAGAAGATTCCTCGCAAAGAATGATGCGTGCTTTTACTATGTCTAACTTTGAAACAGAAGTACATGAGATGTATGTTGACCTAGTTGTGTTTGGTACTGGGTGTATGTTTGTTGAGATGGATGACAAGACATTACGTTTTAGTACAAGACATATATCTGAATTTTACGTTGCAGAAGATCAGTATGGTATTGTTGATACTGTATTTAGAAAGTATGAGATACCTGCAAGACAAGCTGTACAAAGGTTTGGCATTGATAATGTTGGTGCGTTTATAGCTAAGACGTTTGAGAAGAAGCCAGACGAGAATGTTACAATACTACATGCAGTTATGCCAAGAGTAGAGAGAGATCCAACAAAACAAAATAACTTAAACATGCCATATGCTTCTATGTATATTTGCATGGAAACAAAAATGATATTGGCAGAGAGTGGATTCCAAGAACTGCCTTACGTTGTTCCACGCTTCCTCAAGGCAACTGGGGAAGTTATGGGGAGATCTCCAGCTATGGTTGCGTTGCCTGATGTGAAGATGATAAATCTAATGTCTAAAACAATCATACAAGCAGCACAGAAGATGATAGATCCTCCACTATTAGTGCCAGATGATGGGTTCTTGCTCCCCATTAGGACCCAGCCTGGAGGTCTCAACTTTTACAGATCAGGTTCAAGAGATACAATAACACCATTACAAACTGGTGCTAATATACCTATTGGATTAAACATGGAAGAACAGCGAAGATTAGCAATACGTTCTGCTTTCTTTGTTGACCAATTACTAAGTGGTAGCCAACCTAATATGACAGCTACAGAAGTAATACAGAGACAAGAAGAACGTATGAGAGTTATAGGTCCTGTTCTTGGTAGATTAATGAATGAGATGCTAAGACCTTTGATTGACAGAGCGTTTGCTTTGATGCTGCGTGCTGACATGCTTGCAACACCACCAGAGATTCTGCAAGGTATTGATGTAGACATAGAATATGTATCACCACTTGCAAGAGCACAGAAGTCTAGCTCTGTTAATGGTGTAATGAGAGCGTTAGAAATATTGATGCCGTTGTCACAACAGTTGCCTGTGGGAGATCACATTGATCCTGATGGATTGGTAAACTATCTAACAGAAGCGTTAGGTGTGCCAAAGAAAGTATTGAAGCCGCAATCAGTTATTGATGATGAAAGAGAACAAAGAGCAATGATGCAACAAGAGCAGATGGAGAGACAAATGGAGCAAGAAGATGTTGCTACGGCTGGTCAAGCTGCTCAAGCAGTGAGAATGGTGGGTGCAAATGAGTGAGCAAATAGCACAACTAAAGGTAATGTATAAAGATGCTTTTGGGGATAACGCTGGTAAAAAGGTGTTAGAAGATTTGGAGATACGCTGTAACTGGCGTGCTTCAAGTTATGTAGCTGGAGATGCCAATGCTACAGCCTTTGAAGAAGGTAAAAGGGCAGTCATACTACACATATATAACATGATGAAAGAGGAGTAAATATGTCAGAACAAGTTGCTGAACAGGTAGCCGAACCAGTACAAACTACAGTTATGGAGACTCCAGCTGAAGTTGCACAAGGTGGGTCTGGTAACAGTTTCATGGAAATGATACCAGAAGAATTAAGGGAGCATCCTAGTCTATCGCCAATAAAAGACGTTAGTAATTTAGCTAGGAGTTATGTAAATGCACAGAGATTAATAGGTAGCGATAAGGTTCCGTTGCCAAAGAATCCTACAGAAGAAGATTTAGACAACATTTACAGTAAGTTAGGCAGACCAGAAACACCACAAGGTTACGAGTTGCCTGTTGATGGGAATGTTATAACTGAAGAAGTTGCTAGTGCATATGCAGATATTGCACATAATCTAAGGCTTACACCACAACAAGCTCAAGGTGTATTGGATTATTACAAAAGCACAGTACAACAAACAAGCGAAGGTTTGGCACAGCAAGCAGAAAAGCAAGCTGAACAAACAGCAGCGGAACTTCAGAAAGAATGGGGATCAGCTTTTGAACAAAAGGTAACAGCTGCAAAAGATATTGTTGAGCAGTTTGGTGGTGCAGATTTATTGCAAATGAAACTAGATGATGGCACTTTAGTTGGTAATCATCCTGCTTTTATTAAGGCATTTGCTGCTATGGGAGATTTTAAATCTACTGTAACAAGTGAAGATACTGTTAGTGACAATGCTTCTAACAGAGCTTACACACCACAAATGGCACAACAAGAAGTTGATACTATAATGAACGACAAAACACACGCCTACTGGAATAGGAAAGATCCTATAGGTAGACAGCGTGCTGTTGAGCGTATGCAAGAATTGATGGGTTATATACATGGATAATGATATAATGCACCAACAAGGGATTCGTTTGGAATGTTTAAGGTTTGCTGTAGAATTTGGAACGCAAAGAGATTTGTTGCATCCAGAGAAACAAGCTGATATATATTACAAATGGGTTATGCAGGGTAGCTTGGCAACAAGTCCTCAAGACAATCGGATAGACGATAGCCTAAAGTCGGCTAAAAATTCTAGGAGTGTCCGTAAAGGGTAGCACACTGTAAATAAATCAAATGTAACTTTTACTTAGGAGACTTAAATGTCAACATCAGTAACTACAGCATTTGTCCAACAGTATTCTGCTAACGTACAGATGCTGTCTCAACAGATGGGAAGCCGTCTAAGAGACACAGTCCGTGTGGAGAATATTACAGGGAAAAATGCTTTTTTCGATCAGGTAGGTGTTGCTACAGCTCAGTTGCGTAGCAGTAGACATGCCGACACTCCACAGATAGACACACCTCACGCAAGACGTAGAGTGAGTTTAGCTGACTATGAATACGCCGATTTAATTGATGACCAAGATAAAGTCAGAATGTTAATTGATCCAACATCAAGTTATGCACAAGCAGCTGCTGCTGCAATGGGTAGAGCTATGGATGATGTTATCATTTCTGCTGCACTTGGAACAGCTTTTACAGGCGAAACAGGTTCAACATCTACAGCGTTTGCAGCTGGTAATCAGATTGCAAATGGTAGTGCAGATATGTCTGTTGCTAAGTTAATTCAAGCTAAAAAGATTTTAGATTTAGCTGACGTTGACCCATCAATACCAAGATATATTGCAGTTGGTCCTAATCAGATTGAAGCTCTATTAAATACAACATCAGTAACAAGTTCTGACTTTAATACAGTTAAGGCTCTTGTACAGGGTGATGTAGATACATTCATGGGTTTCAAGTTTATTGTAACAAACAGACTATCGCTTGCATCAAACATCCGTTCATGTTTCGCATGGGCAGAGGATGGGATTGCTCTAGGCATAGGTAAAGACGTATCAGCTAGAATAGACGAGAGAGCAGACAAAGGTTATGCTACGCAGGTTTATTATTGCATGAGCGTTGGAGCCACACGCATGGAAGAATCCAAGATTGTGCAAATCGATTGTGATGAATCAGCGTAAGGGAGATAGATTATGACTACTAAAAATTCAGATCTCGTAGCTAACTTTGAAGCTAGTCCTCCTGTAATTAACCCTGCATCTTTGTACCATGGCGTGAAGCGTGTTGCACAGGGAACATTAGAATTGGTTGCTGGTGACAGTACTGACAATGATATTGTCATGCTTGCACAGATTCCAAGTAACGCATCTATTCCTGCAATTAATATTGCAACAGACACTTTTGGTGGAAGTTGTACTTTTAACGTAGGTCTGTATCAAACAACAGGAACAGTTGTAGACGAAGATTATTTCGCTTCATCAGTTGCTGATGCTGGTGCAATGACAGATGTACGCTTTGAAGCAGCAGACATTACAACAAATGGTTTAAAAGTCTACGAAATGGCTGGAGAGACTGTTGACCCAGGTGGGTTCTACTACGTTGCAGTAACATTTAATGCAACAGGTGGTACTGCTGGAAGCATGTCTTTCATCATTGACTACGTTGTAAACTAACAAAACATGGGGAGCAGTTAACGCTGCTTCCTATTTCTAGGAGTTTGGGATGCCGTCAGTTGTAGATATTTGTAACGAAGCTATGGATTTACTTGGTGCAGCAACAATTACTGCATTAACAGAAAACTCTAAAGAAGCACGACTATGTAACAGAAGATTCGAAACAGTTAGAGATGCTGTATTAAGATCGCATACATGGAACGTAGCTATATCAAGAGCATCTTTAGCACAAGATAGTGATGCTCCTGCATTTGGATTTACATATCAATTCACATTACCTACTGATCCTTATTGTTTAAGGGTTATTTCTTTTTGGAACTCTAATGTTAACAATGAGATTGCTGCCTATGACAGTAATGTTATGTATAAGATAGAGGGTAGAAAGATACTATCTAATGAAGGCACTTGTTCTATTATTTATTTAGGTAGAGTTACAGATACAGAATTGTATGATTCATTGTTAAGTAGTACTATTGCACACAGGCTTGCATCAGAAACAGCTTATGCCATTACAGGTAGTAATGCTTTAGCACAATCTATGTATTCATTATATCAAGCAAGGCTAAGTGAAGCTAGAAGTATGGATGCACTAGAGGGTTATCCAGAGCAATTACAGGCAGATACTTACACTAACGCAAGGTTCTAATATGGCTAGAGTATCGTCTATAATCACTAACTTTAGGGCAGGTGAAATATCTCCACGCTTAGAGGGTAGAATTGATTTACAGAAATACAATGAAGCCGTAAAAGATTTGAACAATATGATTGTCTTTCCTCAAGGTGGAGTGACAAGAAGACCTGGTACATATTACGCAGGAACCACAAAAGATGGTGGTCAGGTAAGATTAATTAACTTTGAGTTTAGTGATACGCAAGCTTATGTATTGGAGTTTGGTAATCTTTACATTAGAATATATAAAGATGGTGGCTTAGTTACAGCAGCAACCACAGCAATAACTGCCATTACTAAAGCTAATCCAGCAGTTGTAACATCTAATTCACATGGTCTAAACAATGGTGATAGAGTATTTATTACTGGTGTTGTTGGTATGACAGAAGTAAACAACAGAGAGTTTACAGTTGCAGGTAAAACAACAAATACATTTCAATTAAGTGGTATTAACAGTTCTGCGTTCACAACATATGGGAGTGCTGGTACTGTTGGTAAAATCATAGAAATTACTACGCCATATACTACATCACAGTTGTCTGCAATAAACTTTGCACAATCAGCAGATGTTTTGTTTCTTGCACATAATAGTCATGAACCTGCAAAGCTAACAAGAACAAGCCACACAGCATGGACAATAGGTGATATAGATTTTACTGATGGTCCTTACCTTGATGAAAATATTACTGATACTACACTGTACGCATCAGCAGATACTGGTTCTGTAACAATCACAGCAAGTGCTGATTTATTTGCAAGCACAGATGTAGGTAGATTAATAAGGTTTCGTGAAGTATTAGAAGTTACTTATGATGAATGGGCAGCTAGTACAAGTTACGCTAATAATGCTTTTGTAAGGTATAATGGTCATGTTTATAAGCATACAACTGGATCTACGCAAACATCAGGTAACACGCCACCAGTGCATACATCAGGCACAGAAACTTATGGCAGTCTGAATTGGGAATACAGGCATGATGACACAGGTTATGTTAAAATTACATCATTTACTAATGCAACAACAGTTGTAGCCACAGTGAAAGAAGATGATGGTGGTATATCAGTATTACCACATAATATTGTAGGTTCTAGTAATGCCACAAAGAAATGGTCATTAGGTAGTTTTAGTACAACTACTGGGTTTCCTAGAGCTATAGGTTTTTATGAAGAACGATTATATTTTGCTGCAACAACAGATCAGCCGCAAACTATATTCGGAAGTGTATCTGCTGATTTTGAGAATCATACACCAGGCACAGAAGATGATGCAGCTATAAATGTAACAATAGCTTCAGATCAAGTAAACGTCATAAAGCATTTATTACCTGCTAGATTCTTGCAGTTATTGACTACAAGTGCTGAGTTTACGTTATCAGGTGGTGCAGGATCAGAGCCAGTTACACCTACAAATGTAAATGTATTGCGAGAAACTACGTTTGGTACAGGCACAGTAAAGCCATTAAGAGCTGGTAATAGCACAATATTAATACAAAAAGGTGCTGAAAAAGTTAAAGAGATTACCTTTGATTTAGATACAGACGGATTGTTAGGCGTTGATTTAACTGTGTTAGCAGATCATTTAGCTAGAGGTGGCTTGACTGATATGGTTTGGCAACAGGAGCCTGAGTTGTTGATATGGTTTGTTCATAATGATGGCAGACTAATAGGATTAACTTATGACAGAGCAAACGCAACAGTAGGTTGGCACGAGCATAATATAGGTGGCAGTGGTATTGTAGAGAGTGTGACAGCTATACCTAGTGGTGCAGAAGATCAAGTTTATATAAGTGTCAAGAGAACTATTAACAGTCAAACTGTAAGGCATATTGTGTATTTAAAATCTACATATTTTAATGATGATGTAACAGATGCTTTTTTTGTAGATAGTGGTTTAACATACAGTGGCAGTGCTACAACGTCTATCACAGGCTTAAACCATCTTGAGGGTGTAACAGTAACCATTTTAGCAGATGGATCTGCACACGCTGATAAAACAGTCAGCAATGGTGCAATTACATTAGATAGAAGCTCAACTAAAGTTCATGTTGGGTATGGTTACACATCATCACTAGAGACACTGCGTATGGAAGCAGGTGCAGAAGATGGTATTGCACAAGGCAAGATAAAGAGGATACATGGTGTAACAGCTAGATTCTTTCAGACAGTAGGTGCAGAGTTAGGACCAGATACAAATAACTTAGACAGATTGCCGTTTAGAGACAGTAGCATGAACATGGATGAAGCTGTACCTTTGTTTAATGGAGATAAAGAAATATCCTTTCCGTCAGGGTATGATAATGATGCGAAGATTGTTATAAGGCAGACACAACCATTGCCAATGACAATATTAGCTATTATGAGAAGGTCTAATACATTTGATGCTTAGTATTAAAAAGTTTGAAAAAGAAGACTTGGAAATGATAGAGACTAATTTTCATTTTCCAGAAAGCTCAAAAGCAGCTATGATGAAAGAAAGTTGCATTAGTGCATACACAGCATTGCAGGGAAGTAAGGTATTTATGATTGGTGGTGTATATGGATTGTGGGAAAACGTAGGTGAAGCCTGGTTTGTTATGTCAAGCATGGCTTACAAGAAACCATTTGCAGCTGCTAAATACTCTAGTTTATTGTTAGACCATGTGCAGGATGATGCAAGTTTGAAGCGTATACAGGCAAGCGTGCATACAAATGACCAGCAAGCTATAAGATATGTAGAGTGGCTAGGGTTTGAGAATGAAGGTTTAATGAAGAAGTATGGTCCTGATGGTTCGGACTATTATCGTTTTGCGAGGGTGGCGTAATGGCAATATTAAAGGCAGTTCTCGGATATAAAGGTAATATGGCATCTGCTAAAGCTGCAAGGCAGATGGGCGAATACAATGCTAAAGTAGCTGAGAATGAACAGGTATTAATACAGCGTGCAACTAGGCAGAAAGAAAAAAACCTTAGAAAACAATCAGATAGATTGGTTGGTATGCAAAGAGTTGCTGTAGCTAAGTCAGGTGTGCAAATGTCAGGAAGTGCTTTGCAAGCTTTAGCTGATACATTTTTTAACACAGAAATGGATGCAGTAAATATACGCTATGCTGGATCTATAGAAGAAGCATCTAAAATTAATGAAGCTGCTATGGCAAGAGCAAGTGCAAGTGCAAGATCACAACAATACAAAACTGCTGCGTATACGACATTACTTTCTGCTGGGGAAGAAGCTGCGAAAATGTCAGCAACAGGTGGATCTGGTGGAACAGGATTTGGTAAAAGCTATATAACGTAAGAATAAATGTAGGTGATTAAATGAAGATACCATTATATAACAAAGGAGTTGGTGCAACAGGAATTACAGCTGGTGGTTCTTTAGGTCCAAGAGCTACATCAGGTGCTTTCACTGGCGTTGGTCAACAGCTTGCAGCGTTTGGTAAAGAAGCAGATAGAATAGCTACAGATTTTTTTGATGCAGAAGCACAGTCAGTTGCAGATGATGCAAACGTAAAAGCTGGGTTAGAATACAAATCAAAGATTGCAGAATTTAATAGAACTAATGGCAGCTTAAGTGTTGCTGAGTATGACAAAAAATTTGAAAAATTTAAAAATATTGAATTAAATATTGCAAGAAGCAAATATAAATTAAGAAAAGATTTTCAGCAAAAGTTTGACAATAACCTAGAGATAATTGCAGCTAATGGTAAGCAATTAGGTAGACAGGAAACACATACAAAAGGCACAAAGATAAAAGCACAAAATTCACAAGATTACATGAACTCTAAAATAGATGATCTTGTTGCTACCAAAGATCCTGTTTTGCGTGAAAGAATATTAGCTGATATAGAAGAAAGAACTAGATTGGATTTAGCTAATGGTTACACTCCATATGTAAAATACAAAACAGCAGATGCAGCCAAAAAAGAAGCTGATAAGCGTGGATTATTTATTGATATTAATGATGAAGACAAATCATTAGATGATTTGCAAAAAATGAAATCAGAAATACTTGATCCTAAAAATGAAAAGTATGCAGGTTATAGTGCAGGTGAGAGAGAAACATTTAACGCAAAAATACAAGAACGTATTAATTATTTGAGGACAGGAGTAACTGCTAATTTAGAACAGTCATATTTAGACACTAAGTCTTCAATAATAAAAGATCCTGATAATGCAGACACTTACATAGATACTTTAGAAAAAAGTTATTTAAAGTTAGGTGTTGAAGGGGAAAGACTGTTTGCTTCTAAAAAGTTTGAGTTAGTTGTGCAAAAAGGCATAACACAAAGAACCAAGCCGTATGAGTTGGAGTCAAATTCTAGTATGCAAGCAGCGATATTAGAGCAAGAAACTAAGTGGAAAGCGTCTAAACCAGAAGATGCTGCTGAAGAGCTTGCAATATTACAAGGTATGAAAAAAACATTTGCAGAAAATATTGAAGCTAGAAAAGGTGACGTTGTTAGTTATATTAAAGCTAAACAAGGTGCAGACTTAAGCACTAGTGACGTGTTAGCTACTCAAAGAAGAATGGGCATACCTGAAAATCAATTAAAAGTTAAAACAGGCGAAGAAATCACAAAAATATTCAATGAATATGATTCAATGGAAGCATCAGAAGCGTCTGCATTTTTAAAAAGTGTTGTTGAGAATGATCCAAATAAAACAATTTTAGTAAGACAAATGATGCAAAGTGGTCATTTTGGAGCACATGAAAATTTAACAATGATTAATCCTTTGTCTAGCTTAAACAATACTTTTATAGCTGCAAAAAAAGGTGACGAGTTAATTAAATCGAATACAACACAAACTGAAAGAACGGCGATAAATCAATTAGTTGCTTCTGAATTTTCTAATTTTAGAAGTAGTCACATAGGTAAAGAAATTACAGGTAGTGTTTTAGCAAGAGGTGGTAGAAGTGGGTCTGTTGATAAGATACAATTAGCCATAGCAAAAACAGCACATTATTTAAAAGCATCTGATCCAAATCTATCTAATAGTGATGCAGCAGATGCAGCAATGGAAATTATAAACCAAAGTTATGATATTAGAACTATTAATGGCGGCACATATAGAATGAAAAATGACATAGTTTCATCAAGCGATCAAGCAACTGTTCACGCAGCTTTAAACAGAATCATTGATAATAAAAAAACCTTTGAGGGTAAAATTATCATACCAAAAGGTGCAACATTTAAAACTTATATGACACAAGCTCGTGGTGGATTGCAATGGGTTACAAATGAAGAAGAAGATGGCGTATACCTAGTTAATGCTAAAGCTGGTGGATCTAGGATTCTCAGAACAGATGGTAGCAGAGTTGAATATAAATTTTCAGATTTAGTCACAGAAACAGAAAAAACAGAAGCTGAAAAAGATAAAGAAATAGTTACAAGAAGTAGAGGAAGATTAGAAGGAAGGCTCAAGCAACTTAAACTAAGAGATCAAAAAGGAATTGAATAGGTAATGACAGGTATCTATTTACCAGAAGCACAAGATGACAAGTTAGCTAGGGACCAGTTTTTGAACTACAGTGTTTCAGACAACTTGGATGTTCTAGGTGCTACTTTAGAAGAAACATTTTATTATAATCCTTTTGTTTCTTTAAGTAGGCAAATGGTGTTAAAGCACCAACAAAAGATAGGAAACAAATTAGGCAAAGATGAATGGTCTGCAAGTGATTATTATAGAGATGGATTATCTTATCCAGAGCAAGGTTTAACTGAAGGTGCTGCTAAAGCAATAGCAGACAGTTACGATCAGAGACAAGAAAGAAAAGAAATCTTTTCTCGTGCTCAAGGTGGTGTTGGAATGGGCATTGCTAAATTTGGAGTTTCTTTAGTTGGTAGTATGTTAGATCCATTGAATATAGCATCCGCTTTTGTGCCTGGTGCTGCTATAAGAACATTTGTAAATGCAAGGCGTGCAATGAAAGCTGGTGAGTCTATAAAAAGAACTAGGCTTTTACAAGAGAGTTTATTTAAATCAGGTCAAACTGGTAAAAGAGTAGCTTTTGGTGTAGGTGAAGGTATGGCTGGTGCTGCTTTAGTAGAGCCTATTATACTTAGTACAGCAGAAGCAGAACAAGATAAAGATTATACAATACTAGACAGTTTTTTAAATGTTACTATTGGTGGCATATTAGGTGGTGGATTGCATGCTGTTGGTGGTAAAATATCTGACAGGATGCTTAAAGCTAAACAAGAAACAGTTGAGTTGGCAGCTAGAACAGCAATATCACAAAAAGTTAGAGGTCAGTCTGTTGAGGTGAATCCTATATTAGATGCTGATGGTAATATTATTCTAAGAAAATTTGATCCAAATAATGATGAGCCACAGATAGTTAATTTTGCAGATGAGAGATCTGTTGCAAGAACATTAGATGATATAGATAATGAATTTAAATTAGATATAAAAGCTAAAGGCGTTAAGCTTCCTAACATTATTAGTCCAAAAATAAAAGAACCAAAAAGATTTAGCACATGGGTAAAAGAAAGAAAAATAAATTCTAAAGACAGAATGATTAAAGATTTAGAACAAGAGTTAGACAAATATTCTTTTAATTTCAAAAAAAATGATGCAGACAGTATTGATGTTTTAGCAAGAGATGCTACAGAAGCTGGGTATTTTGTTGATGAACCTACAGAAAGTGATTTTATTTCAGCTTTGAGGGATGATATATCAGGAAACAAGAGATACAGTGAATATGATGCAGATGCAGTACAGACATTCATGCAAGCAAAGGAATTAAGAAGATACGCAGATGAAAATGGAATTAATTACAAAGGTGTTAGTGATGAAGACTTCATGGCTTCTATCAAGCAAGACGATCAATTTAATGCTTATTATGAAGAAATGAAAGGTAGAACAGATGTTGAAGATGGTTTAAGCACAGAAGATTTTAATTTAGCAATGCAAGAACAGTATTCAGCTAAAAATGAATATGATGAAGCTATAGATCCAGAAGCATTTGTTTTGTTTGATGGTCCTGAGAAAACATCTCGTGATTTGGATTTGAAAGAATTAGACGTTGAGGAACAACAATTATTAAATGAAGTAAGTCATTTACAAAAGTCTGATTTAATAACAGAAGCAGATGCAGAAGAAATTAGAATAGCAAATCAAGATGTCGAGCGTGCAGAAACATCATTTGGTAATGCTGCTGAAGCCGCTGCTAGATGTTTAGTAAGGTAATAAAATGGCAAGAAAGTGTTTAAATGAAGTATTAGAAGCTGCAAAGGCAGAAGGAATAAATGTTACTTCTAAAGAAGCTAATACTATATTAGATAATTTAGAAAGCATTGCTAAAAGAAAAAACAAAAATATAAAAAGTCAGTCTGATTTAGACATGTTGCTGAAAGAAGCAATAGAAATGACAAAAAATGCAAAAATAATTGCAGCAAGAAGAAGAAACAATGCTTTAAGAAATGCGACAATACACGCTAAGTTGATTAACAAAATTAGAACTTCTGAAAATCCATATGAAATACTAAGAGGTATGTTAGTTGGTAGTGCAAAAAGACACGATATGTTGAGTGTAGATGCACAAAGCAGAACTGTTATTGCTGATTTGCAACAACATTTATTGGCTGGTTTAGAAAAAGAAGGGTTAACTGAGTCTGCAATAAAGGGAGTGCATGATAAAGATGTGCATATAGCTTTGCATCCAAGGGAAGGGCAGGAACCTAATGTAAATCAAGATGCTCTAAAAATAGCAAAAGTTATAAGGAGAGTGCAAGATTATTCATTAGGTAGAAAGAATAGAGCAGGTGCTTATATAGGAAGATTAGAGAATTACATCACAAGACAAGCACATGATGGCAAATTAATGAGTGATGCAGGTTTTGAAAAATGGCAAAATGATATAAGACCTTTGTTAGATGACAGCACCTTTAAAGATGTGCCGTTACGAACAGATGGTAAAAATGCAGAAGAAGAATTTTTAAGAGATGTTTACGAAAGTTTGGTTTCTGGAATACATAAAAAAAATGATGGCGAATACACCATTGATGGCAAAAAAGATCCTATAACAGCTTTTAAAGGTCAAGCCAATTTAGCAAAAAGCCTTAGTCAGTCTAGGGTTTTGCATTTTAAAGATGGTGAAGCAGCTTTTAAATACTCACAAAATTATAATAGGCGTAATCTTTTTGAGACTATAATTGATGGATTAACGCATGATGGTAGATCTATAGCTTTAATGGAAAACTTAGGAACCAATCCTAGAATGATGGTTGACAGAATTTTAGAAGATATTTCTTTACAGGCTAAGAAAAACCCTAAACTAGCTCGTAAAATAGATGGTCAAACAAAAGCAGTAATGAGAGAGTTCTCTCAATTAGACAATAGTTTAAATGCAGTTGGTATTAGTGAAGGTAAGTTTTTTGGTGCAGACTTTGCTAGTGTAGCTTCTGGGTATAGAATGATACAAGAAATGGCATTATTAGGATCAGCTACTGTTTCGTCTATAACTGATGTTGCATCCAAAGCAGCTTTCTTAGCATCTAATACGGAAAGAGGTTTTTTCAACAATTTAGGCAGAGGTATGGCAGATGTGTTTGAGGGTTTTAAAGGACCTGAACGCAAAGAATTAGCTATTAGATTATTAGTTGGTGCAGAGGGTATGACAGGTAATGTTTTATCTAGGCATGGTCCTGAAGATTTTGGTCCAGGTTTTATATCTAAAATGCACGCATTGTTTTTTAAATTAAATGGTATGAGGTATTGGAATCATGCACAGAAAGTTGGTGTTGCAAGAATATTAGCATTTGATGGAGCCGCTTCTGTAAAAAAATCATGGAATAATGTAGATGGTCAATTCAAAGCACTTCTAAAAAGATACGATATTGATGAGCAAGAAATAAAACTATTTAAAGATGTTGATATGAAAGCTAAAGATGGCAGAGAATATTTGTTTCCTGATTTAGCTGATGATATACCAGTAAAAGCATTAGATCCTTATATACGTCAAAAAACAGGCAGCTTGGAAATTACTGATGCAATGAGAGCCAAAGCTAGAGATGAGCTAAGAACAAAAATAGGTTCAGTTTATACAGATGGTGCAGATACAGCTATTCCTACTCCTGGTGCTAAAGAAAGAGCTATAATGAATTTAGGATTGCCGAAAGGTACTGTGGCTGGTGAAGCTATAAGAATGGTAATGATGTTAAAAGGGTTTCCTATAACTATGATTACTAAAGGATTAAATAGACAGTATTATACTAGTGGATTTACAGGCACTATGAAGATGATAGCAGGTATGAGTGCTATGGGTTATGTAGCAATGTCAGCAAAAGATATTTTAAAAGGCAAGGAACCTAAATCAATATTTACTGATGATTATATGAAATCAGCAAAAGTAATTACAGCATCTATGATACAAGGTGGTGGCATGGGAATATTTGGTGATTTTATGTTCGGTGAATTTAACAGGTATGGTCAATCATTTACTAAAACAGTTGCTGGTCCTGCCTTTGGTTCTGCTGATGATGTTGCTACAATTTTTGCAAAATTAGTAAGAGGTGACGTTCCTACAAAAGATGCAGTAAAGTTTGCAATTAGAAACACACCATATGCTAACTTGTTCTACACAAGAGCAGCAGCAGATTATATGGTTCTTCATGGTTTAATGGAATCTATGGACCCTGGTTATCTTAGAAGAACAGAAAAAAGATTAAAAAAAGATTACGATCAAGAATATTATTTTCCACCATCACAATATGCACAAAGGTTTTAATTTGATTAATTTACAAAATAATATATTATTAACGAGAAAGTGGACTTGTATTTCATTTTCTGCTATTGGAGAGTTATTATGACAGTTAGTAGCACAACCACAAAGAATAGTTATAGTGGCAACGGCAGTACCACTACCTTTGCTTATGGCTTTAAAATATTTGCTGATGCTGACTTAACTGTAATACTTAGATCTGCTGCTGGTACAGAAACAGTACAAACTATTACAACACATTACACAGTAACAAATGCAGGTAATGCAAATGGTGGTAATGTTGTGTTTGGTACGGCTCCTGCTAGTGGTGTTACTGTTGTTATTAGACGTAACATGGGTCTTACACAAGCTACAGACTACGTTGCCAATGATCCTTTTCCAGCAGCTACACATGAAGATGCGTTAGATAGACTGACATTTATTAGTCAGCAAATGCAAGAAGAAATAGATAGAACGATAAAATTATCTCGTACTAATACTATGACTTCTACAGAATTTACAACGTCAGCAACAGATAGAGCTAGTAAGATATTAGCTTTTGATAGCAGTGGTGAATTATCTGTTACACAAGAGCTAGGTACATACAAAGGTACTGATGCAACAGTAACAACAGAAGCATATGTTGTAAGAGACATAATTAAATCAACAACTACAGCACAACTTAATAATGTGTATATATGTATTGCAGAAGCTGTTGTTGGGGATAGCCTAACAGATACAGATCATTTTGAGTTATTAGTAGATGCAGTATCAGCTGCAACATCTGCAACGACTGCAACCACCAAAGCAAGTGAAGCTGCAACGTCAGCAACAAATGCAGCAAACAGCGAAACAGCAGCTGGAACAAGCGAAACAAACGCAGCCACAAGTGCAAGCACAGCATCTACTAAAGCGAGTGAAGCTAGTACATCTGCATCTAATGCTTCAACGTCAGAAACAAATGCAGCAACATCTGCTACTACAGCAAGTACGCAAGCTACAGCTGCAAGTACAAGTGCAACAGCAGCTAGTACTTCTGCAACAAATGCAGCAACATCAGCTACTAATGCAGCGACATCTGCTACAAATGCTGGAACCTCAGAGACAAATGCTGGAACTTCAGCAACAACTGCTACGACAAAAGCATCTGAAGCTTCTACAAGTGCAACAAATGCCGCTTCTAGTGCAACTGCTGCTGACACTGCAAAGACAGCTGCACAAGCCGCACAAACAGCTGCTGAAGCTGCTGCAGATAATTTTGATGATACATATTTAGGTGCTAAATCAAGCGATCCAAGTGTTGACAATGATGGTGATGCTTTAAGTGCAGGTGATTTGTATTTTAATACGTCATCAAATGTGTTAAAAGTGTATAATGGTTCTGCCTGGCAAGATGCAGCTGTAGATGCCACAAGTTTTGCATCAAAAGGATTTGCTACTGCAATGGCAATAGCGTTGTAAAGGAGAAATAAATGGCACAAGATTTTGAAAGAACCATTACCCAAAATATAGATACATCTCTTGCAGATATAAGAGCTACATCAAATAGTGATGATGCAATAGTTGGTATAAGGATGGCTAACATACATACATCACAGATAACAGTAGATGTGGCTATAACTAATGATGGTAATACAGTACAGGCATACTTAATAAAAGATGCACCTATACCTGTTGGTGGTGCGTTAGAGTTAATAGATGGTGGTTCAAAGATAATACTACAATCAGGTGATAAACTAAGAGCAAAGTCAAGTGTAACGAATTCACTTGATGTTGTTGTTTCGGCAGTTGATACTATTAGTGAATAGGAGATAGAATGGCATACTTAGGAAATGTTGTACCTGCTAACTTCCAAGCACCACCTGCTGTTGTAAGATTTAATGGTGATGGTTCTGATACAACCTTTGCACTTGGAAGAACAATAGGTTCAGTACAAGAGATACTTGTAAGTGTTGATGGTGTTGTCCAAGATAGTGCAGCTTACACTGTACCTGATGGCTCTACGTTAACATTTAGTGCAGCACCCTCAAGTGGCACAGGCAATATCTTTGTATACTTTCTTGAGTTATCAGCAGGAACAATTACACCTACAGCAGAGTTCAAGGGTAACTTTAAGAATGGTGGTATGTTCAGAACTAATGCACAAGCCTTAGATACAAACATAACAATATTAGCCACAGAAAATGCACAGGTAACAGGAACACTTACTGTAAATAGTGGGATTACATTGACTGTTAATAGTGGTGGAAGGTTGGTGGTATCATGAGTACATTAAAAGTAGATACATATTTAACTCGTGGTGGTGCATCAGAGATAGCCATAGATAAACTAAAGGGTGTAACTGCTGCAGGTTCAATGCTTGTGGTAGCAGAAGGTGGAACAAATACTACTAGTTTACAGCAAGGGTTACTAAAACAATGGTCATCTTTTGGTCAAAATTCTGCACCTTTTGGAGCAAATACAGCAGGAGACACTTTTAATACATCTTCTCAAAGTGATGAATCCACTGCTGTTGTTGTAGTAAATCTCTCTAGTAACATGGGTAATACAACTTATAGTGGTTTTAATTCACCTCACCATGATAGGGGAAATGGAAATAGAAATTATCCTAAAATGGGTGGTCAGTGTGTGCAGACTACAAGTTCTTACAAAGCAGTGGCTGCACATAGCAATGGAGCAATAGATGATTGCACAATGAGTTCTGGTGTAGCAGGAGACTTAGCATGAGTACAGTAATCCTAGACACAATCACAGGCAAGTCCACTGCAACAACCATAACCATTGGCTCAACACCTGTAGTGAGTGCAAGTGCAAACTCTATGACTATTAGAGGTGAGGGTAGCAATCAGACAAGTATTCAGCAAGGGTTGGCGAAGGCTTGGGTGGAAGCAAAAACTGTTACTAGTCATGCTATTCAAGGCAGTTTGAACGTATCTTCATTAACAGATGGTGGCACTGGTGCGTTTGATGCAGTAACATATACTTCAGCGATGGCTAATGATGACTATGCAGTTGCAACATCTTGTGGACTTGAATCAAACGATGATGGTTTTCTTAGACGTTATGTACAGACCACATCGGCAACAGGTGGCAGAGTAAGAACACACAATGGAAATCTTAACGATGCTAACCTTAATAGTTTCGTTATACATGGAGACTTAGCATAATGGCAAACGGAACAATAGCATTTGATACATTATCAACAAGTGGACAGATAACAGGCACAGCTAAGTCTGTGGATACAGATTATGTTGTGAATGGTAGTGCGAAGAGTTGGAATAATGTAGCTAGTAACCAGTCTACAATTAATAATTCTTTTAATATTAGTAGTATTTCGGATGCAGGGGTAGGTCTTTGTACTCATACGTTTACAAATGCTTTTTCTGCAAATCCATTTAGTAACGCTGGTCAATCTATACAACAATATGACAATACAGGGTTGGATAGATTTGTTTCCGTAGGCACAACTGGAATACGAACAGACGTAAGAAACACAAGCAACTCTAACAGGGATGATGCTTTTAGCATGACACTACACGGAGACCTCGCATGACAATAGAAACACCAGAATTTCAAGGCACACATCTTTGGGATAGACTGTGTTGGGCAAAAGAAAAGCTAGAGCCACACAGAACAGAATATTGTGTTGTATGGGAAGACCCAGAGACACCTGACGAACCTGCAAAGATTACACATCCTGACCCTAATTGGATGGCTTGTGCATTAAAGGGTGGCATACTTCCACCTGTAGAAGCCTATTGGGAACTCAAGAAGGATGAAGAAAAGCCTGACTTTGTAAAGCACACAAGAGGTTACTTGTTACATAACACTAAACCTATTGATGCCATGACAGAAGAACAGGCAATAGAATATCTTATTATGAAAGACTTACCGAGACATGTATGGCAAGACTACGACAAAGCCAACAAACCTCGTATGCTCATTTGTACTAAGAAACAGTTACCAAGCACTAGAGTGTGGCGAAATGCTTGGAAGATTAATGAAGAACTAACCACGCATAATGAAGAAGCTGCTTAAAGGAGAAACCAATGGCAACAACTAACATCGTAGACAAAGATGGTAACAGTATATCTGCTTCAGATGCTACTGTTCCTTCAGACAGGCACTTCAGAGGTGCATGGTCATTATCAGGTACAACCATAACAGAAGATTTGGCTGTAGCTAAAACTATATTCAAGGATAAGGTAAGGGAAGCTAGAACACCATTACTTGATGCTGAAGATGTAGTCTATATGAAAGCATTAGAAGCAGGTGACACAGATGCTCAAGCTGCAAGTGTAGCAAAGAAAAAAGCATTAAGAGATGCTCCTTCTGCAAAAGCAATAACAGATGCAGACACTATAGCTAAACTTAAAGCTGCTTGGGATACAAGCACATTAGGTGACAGTCCATACGCATAGGAGTAGTTAATGGCTTTAACTAAAATTACAGGTGAAGGTGTAGGTGCACTAGATACTATTACTATTGGTGATGGCAGTGCCGCAGATAAAAAGATACTGTTTGATGGTAATGCACAGGACTACCACATAGGACTAGATGACAGCACAGATTCATTGACAATAGGTTTAGGTTCTGCGTTAGGCACAACTTCACATATGGTTATAGATGCAAATGGTCATGTAACCAAGCCACTACAATCTGCTTTTTTAGCAAATGGTCTAGCAAGTGAACTTACAGATTTAGCAATAAACACAGAACATACTATAGTTTTTAATGGAGAAAGATTTGACCAAAATAGTGATTACAATACGAGCAATGGTGAATTTACAGCACCAGTTACAGGAAAATATCAGTTTAATTTTATGTTATACACACAAAATGTTGATACAGGAGCTAATTACTATCAAATAAAATTAACAACATCTAATCTTACTTATATTCTAATTCTAGAACCTAAATTCAGTTCAGATGTTTTATATTTTACTTGGCATGCTCCACATTTGTTGGTTGATATGGATTCTAGTGATACAGCTAAAGTACAAATAGTACAAAATGGGGGTACTGCTCAACTTCATGTAAGTAATAATGCTAATTACACAGTTTTTTCAGGCTACTTAGTAGCATAAGCCAAGAGTGAAACAACTCAATCATAAAGGAGATATAAAATGGCAAATCACACGAAGACAATAACATTAACAGACTTACAACAGAAGATTCTGTCTAATGATTTATACAATGATACAGCAGACAATGCAGGTGTAGATGCTTGGATTGATGGTGCAATAACAGGCAAGTTAAACAACTGTTGGAAACGTATGCAACAAGAGTGGACTACAAAGCTAATGAACGACAGTAGCTTCACAGATGCAATACCATCTAACCAAGCAGACTTTGTTGCACTTGTAACTGCGAGAAGTGATTATACAACTCGTAAGCAAAGAGATGATGCAAACAGCATAGGCTAGGAGTAACGAATGGCATACATAGGCAAATCTCCTTCACAGGGAGTACGTAACAGATTTCAATACCAAGCCACAGCAGGGCAGACTAGCTTCAGTGGTTCTGATGCAAACTCATTGACACTTACCTACACAGATAGTTTGTACCTAGACGTATATCAGAATGGTATATTGCTTGTTCCAGGAGATGACTACACAGCAACTACAGGTACAACTGTGGTGCTTGTACAAGGTGCATCACTTAATGACATCATTGAGATGGTAGCCTATGATGTGTTCTCAGTTAACGAGACATACACTAAGACTGAATCAGATAACAGATACCCATTCAAAGGTAACAACTCAATCATCAGATTAA